CATCGCGGCGGCCCCGCCACCAGAGGGCCAGGCAGCGAAGGATGTTCTGTCCTGCCGCCCGCGCAATGGCCGGCCTTTATCACCCTCGTCGAAAGCGAGCTGAAAAGGAACAACGCCAAAACCGTCAGCTACGTCCTCACCAGCAAGTAATGCCCCTCGAAAGTCCAGTCCTCCGCGATGGCGATGCCGGTTTCATCGGCTTCGCATCCCGCGTGAATCCCGTGACCTTGCCCGCCGGCATGTTGCAGGACAGCGTGAACATGCGTTTGGACCGCGGCGTGGCGACAACCCGCAAGGGATCTAAGCGACTGACCGACACCATCGGCACGACCGGCGCCCCGCTGACTCTGGACTTTGCCCTCGGCACCGACGTTGCCGTGACAACGATCACCCGCGCCTCGACCACGGCCACCGTCACCGCGACCGCCCACGGCTTTACAAGCGGCGACCAGGTAAACATCCGCGGCGCCACCCAGACCGACTACAACGGCGACTTCATCGTCACCGTGACGGACGCCAATACTTTCACCTACACCGTCAGCGGCAGCCCCGCGACACCGGCCACCGGCACGATCGTTGCCAACAACGGCCCCGAAGTCCGCGACAGCTACGACGGCGGACTGTATGCCGCCACAGTCTTCGCCTCGCAGAACTACGACAACGCCAGCGAATACATCGCCATGGCCGGCAGCGACAGCGCAACCCTCTGGAAGCAGGGCGCCAGTCCGGTGGTCAAATCTTTCCCCAACTCGCCTAACGAGCGCATCGAGGCGACCGATACCGTCTCCATGCTGCAAGCCTACGACCGGCTCTACGTTTTCCGCGAAGCTGCACAGACCGGAAATTATGCGGGCAAACTCACCAATGCGTCCGGCATCACTGTGTCTTCGACCACGGCCACGGTGAACGTGGACGCCCATGCGTATCCCGAAGGAGCCACGGTGCGCATCGAAGGCAGCACCACAGCCGCGTTCGACGGCCATGAGTTCCGCGTGCTGGGAACTGGACTGACCACAAATGCGTTTCAAATCACAGTGCCGTCCGGCACCGCAACACACGCAGCCGCCGGCATCAAGGTCCGCCGCGTTAAGCCGCCGCTCTATTGGGACGGAGGCAGCGGCGACTTCGTCCGCGCCACCGCAGGCGTGCCAAGCGAAGGCGTGACCTACACGCGCATGCCATCTGTCGGCTGGGCGAGCTACCACAACAACCGCCTCTGGCTGGCCAAGAACCGCGACACGGTCGGCGTCTCGGACGTTCTTGATCCCGACCTCTACGATCCATTCTGGAACAGCTTCCGCGCCGGAGCCGGAGGCGATGACCGCATTGTTGCCGTGCATCCATGGGTCGAGGGACAAGCGCTCGTCTTCTGCCGCAAGTCTATCTGGCTCGCCACGCTCAACCAATTTGCCTCCACCGATGGCAGCGACTTCTCGGTCGATACTCCGGTTTCGGCACTCACGCTGCTCACCAATGAGATCGGATGCAGCGCCCGCAACACCATCGTCACCGCAGGCAGCTTCGTCTTCTTCCTCAGTGACGCTGGCATCTACCGCTTGGATAGCAGGCTCGACCTCAAGCTGCGCGGCGACACCATGCCGCTCTCCGAGCCGATCTCCGACCTATTCAGCACGGTAACGCAGTCCCGCGTGGAGAAAGCCGCCTTCGCCATCTGGCATAACAACCGCTACCTCATCGCGCTGCCGACAAGCACCGATCCCTTGGACGGCAACCAGCTCGTCCTCGCCTACAATTCCCTCAACCAGCAATGGGAATACCGCGACATCTTTCCGGCCAGCAGCAGCGTCAATCAGATCATGGTGGCGACCTACAACAACCAGCGCCGCGTCTTCAGTATCCCGCGCTCCGGCAATCTTTACATTCTTGAAGAAAACGACAACGCCCGCGACGACAACGCAGTGAACGGCGGCACCAGCCTTGTCACCGGCCGCATCCGCACGCGGCGCTACGGCTTCGGCAGCATGCAGACCAAGCGGTTTGTGCGCAGCCTCGCCGATGTTGTCCTGCCGGACACCGCAGGGGTCGTGGTCAAAGCCGTTACCATTAACCCAGACAACGAGCTGACCTTGGTGCCAGGGCAAACCAACACTTCGGGACTGAGCGAGGACTACACGCTCAAACAACCCATCCGCGCCAAGGCGCATTACGCAGAACTGATTTTTGAAACCACGGCCAGCAGGCCGGAGATCCGCAACGTCAGCATCGAAGCAGCCGGCCCAAGCCTGCCGCCGACTGAGACGCGGAACGCAGCTTAATAATTAAGGAGAACTACTATGGCAACAGTAACAGCAGGATATACATGGACGAGCGGCGAGACCGTGACCCCGACCAAGCTCAACTCGACCGCCGCGCCGACTGTGGTAGTGGCAGACAATGAGATCACGACGGCGAAGATTTTGGATGCAAACGTGACTTTGGCCAAGCTCGCCGCTGTCGTGCAGAATGCGCTGCTGCCCGCCGGCGCCGTGCAGGCTTTTGCCATGAACAGCGCCCCGACCGGCTGGCTGGCGGCAGACGGCACCGCCGTAAGCCGCAGCACCTACGCTTCGCTGTTCGGCGCCATCGGCACGACCTACGGCGCAGGCGACGGCAGCACGACATTTGCGCTGCCCGACCTGCGCGGCATCTTTGTGCGCGGCAGCGGTTCGCAGACGATTGACGGCATCACTTACAACAAAACTTTTGCAGCCAGAGAGGGTGATGCGTTCCAAGGGCACCATCACGATAGCGATGACTCTATTGGCACAAACACCGCATCCGGTGCGTTTTCTGGGTTTAGAACCGGAAGCGGGACCGGAATGAACCGTAGCAGTGTTTTGAATGCAATCACAGACGGCACCAGCGGCACACCGCGCACGGCCAGCGAAACCCGCCCCGCTAACATTGCCATGCTGTATTGCATCAAGCACTGACGCATGACCCCATGGCAACGAGCAAAGCAATGGCACGACGAGCACGTCACGGACGAGACCTTCGAGGAAACGCTCGGCTGGCATCTCACGCACGGGCTGGTCTACTCGACGCCGGAAGTCTTTCTGTTGGCGCGTCAGGTATACTGGGACGCAGAGCAGGAGGAGATTCACGATGACCGCGAGCACAATGCTTGGTTCGTGGAGCTGGCTGCTTCTGCTGGCCACGCAAACCCTGTGCGGGAGTTTATGCGCGTGGCGTCACGGCCGCAGCAGTGGGCGCTTTGGTGCCGGCACAACAGTTTTGAAATCAAAGCCCATGACTGGGCGAAACTTAGTAAGCGAGTAGGAGGATAAAATTATGGGAGGCAGCAGCAAAAAATCTAAGAAACCCTCGGTGCAGCACGCGGCACCCTTGGACTTTAACGCGCTTATGCGCTCGGCCAACGAGCAGGCGGCGGCGTCAGCCCGCGCGCAGGTGCAGGCGCAGATTGAGGCGTATCCGCAACTTGAGGCATTGCAGCTTGGGACGATCCAGCGCATCGCCGATAACCTCAACAACCCTTACACGCAGGCGGCCCGCGCGGACATCAACCGCGTCTCCGGCCTCGGCAACATGCTGGCCGACCAAGTGGGGCCGACGAACATTGAGCGCACGCTGCGCGAGCAGGCTGAGACTGAGCTTGGCCTCGGCCGGTCGCTGTCCGCCGAAGAGACCCGTGACGCCCAGCAGTCCGCCCGCGCTGCGTTCGCCGCTCGCGGTCTCGGCACCTCGATGGGCAGCAGCGCCGCTGAGATCCTCAACCGTGACGCCGCCGCGCAAGCCCGCGAGGCCAGCCGGCGGAACTTTGCCTCGGCGACCAACCAGATGGTGACGGGGAATGTCTTTGGGCGGGCTGGTCAGGCTGGCGGGATGCTGGGCAGTGCGGCTCAGGGGCAGCTTATGGTTGATCCCTACAGTCGCGCGCTTGGCAGTGCGCAGATCGGCGGCAACCTCGGCAACAACTTGCAGAGCGGCATCGGGCAGACCTTCGGCGGTGCGCAGCAGATGGCCGGTAATGTGGCGAGCTTCAATGCCAACATGCTCGACACTCGGGCGAATAGTCAGCTTAACAACTGGGCGGCGATGCGCGGCGCGCAGATGAATGCTGGGGCGATGAACAACGCGGCGACCATGGGCATGATCGGGAGCATCGGCGGCGGTCTGCTCGGCGGCGCGGGCTTTGCCCTCTCTGACAAGCGCGAGAAGAAAGACATCAAGCCGCTCGGCAAGGCTGGCAGCGTGCTTGGTCTGACAGCTTACGAATACAAATACAAGGGCGACGACGAGAAGCGTGTTGGCTTTATGGCGCAGGATGTCAAGAAGGTGCTGCCGGAGGCTGTCACCGAAGTCGATTACAAGGGCAAGAAACGGCTGGCCATCAAGCCGGCTGTCATCGGCGCCGCTCTCGCACAAGAATTAACCCAAGCCAAAGCGGCTTAACAGAAAGAGAGAAACTATGTTTGCCTACAATCCACAAGTAACAGATCGCTCGGGAGAAATCCTCGGGGCGGGACAGATGCGCGCCGCTGACACGCAGGCCAATATGTATAACCAGCTTGGCAATAATATCGGCGGGGCGCTTTCCAGCCTTGGCGAGATGTATGGCAAGTTCAAAGACAAGAAGGACATGCTCAAGGGCATGGACTCTGCGGTTGGAGCCATGGCCGATGCCGGGGCGCTGCCTAAAGGTTTCCTTAACCAATACAACAGGCTCGATGACGCCACTCGGCCCTTCATTTTCCAAGCGATAGCATCGCCGATGTTCCAGTCTTACAACGCCGGTCAGTCTGCCGCCGCGCAGGCCCAAGCGTGGGATAAATACAAAAAGACGTGGGGCGGTGAGGCCGGTGGCCAGCCCGATGGGTGGACAGTTTACTAATCACGAACATGGACCCTAACGAATACGCCAAGACCGTGTATGGCCTAAAGCCGGGAGACAAGGTAAGCCCCGCCATGGCCGCACAGATAAAAGAAGAACTGTCTTACTATCGCAAAAAGAAGATTGATGCGATGGTCAAGGCCGAGTTTGACCCTGAGATTCTGAACACGCAGCAGGGCATGTATGCCCGCTACGGGGGAACCAACGCGGTGGCCATTGCGCCGATGGTAACGAATGCACAGGGGCAGGTGGTAAGAGGCGAACCGCTGCGAGGCTATGCGGCAGACCCTTACGCGGCCGAAGCCGGCGCCCCTGCCCCGCTCGCCGGTGGCGGAATGGCGACGACCAATGCGCCCGCTGCCGCGCCCGCGCCCACCCCCTTCCCAGAAGGCGCGGTGATCCGCAACAAGCGTGACGGCAAAAACTATCGCATCGTCAACGGACAGCCAGTTCTCGTCGGACCTTAATGGCATACAACCCAGCAGACTTTGAGCTTGTCGAGGCACCGGCAGGCTCCGCTTCTCCCTACAACCCCGCCGACTTTGA